TCAAGCAGAAGACGGCATACGAGATGTCTTAGGGTCTCGTGGGCTCGGAGATGTGTATAAGAGACAGCAGTAAATACTGTATCTTTACATCAAATAAAAGAACTAATAACAATTAACTCCTAAATATATGAAACGTTACAATTTATCAGACATAATGAAGAGAGCGCATTACATTTTCAATCATACCTTCAATGCTACATTTAGTTACTGCCTTAAAAAAGCATGGGCTGAAGCTAAGGAAGCAGCAAAGATTAATGAAGAAAACGCCAAGCGTGCAGCCGAATACAAATCGAAGTACGGCAATCGTGACTATAGAAACTACCGTTCCTATTACGGTTCACGCATGGGACGTAATGATTGGAAACGTGATTATCGTAACGATATAAGAACAGCGATAAACCGTTCGATTAATTTATAAAACACAATACTTTAATATAAAAATATAGAGCAATGGATCATATTTTGAATTCAACCGTTGAAATGAGCCAGGCAGAATTGATTCTTCAACTGGCCAAAACCAATGTGGAACAGGAAAACAGGCTTAAATCTACAGAACTAAGGTTAGGTGCGCTAGAAGATGAGGTTAAAAAACTTTCCCAAAAAGCTATTGGTGAATATGGGTGTTCCACTATGTCTGCATACGTGCAGAGGCATAAGCTCCCCATTTATGTAAGTGACATTTCGAAGCTCGGCAATGACGCTACACGTCTGTGTAGGAAAAGGGGGTATCCGGTAAATAAGGTGAACATAGACCGTTTCGGTGTTGTGAACGTTTATCCGGACTTCATATTACAAGAGCTTCTTGATGATTACATAAGAACTACACAGCGTCTTAATGGAGCTATAATGAAACCAATATAAACTCATACAATGAAATACAAGGTCTCAAAAAAGGGTTCAAATGTTGTTTTCAAGTTTGAAACTTATAAGCAAGCAGCCGATTTCTGCTATATGTATGTAATGGCAGAGCAGGTGAAAGGAAATAAGTTCCCGGAACTTTCAATAAACAAGGTCAGGGAATAGAATTTAAGAGCAATGGAAACACGTGGAAGTGTCCTGCCCTAAGTAATTATTAGAGCAGGTTTTGTAAGAAATATTTTGCCACATATAAAAAGCGTAAGTGCCGTATGGGGGTTAACCAACGTTCTCATTTATGACGCCCTACCGTCAATTCGGGCGGTAGGTTTAGAGTAATTATCACAGTAAAAACACATCGTTATGAAGATAGAGATAGATTATAATCAGTACATGGCAATGCTGAAGGCATTTACGGAATATGCCCAATGTAAAGCAGAATGTTATCGCTTGCAAGCTGAAAACGAAAATTTAAAGCATGAGGTATCAGAACTGAAATCTTGTGGTTCTCATATAGATGAATACGAGGCAGAGAAAAGCAATCTGTTTTTTCTTGACTTCTGTATGAATTGAGCATTAGATAACTGGTTCTAAGCGTATATTGTAATTTAAAATAATAACTTAATTTATAATTATCATGGAAATAAATTGTAAATACTGCCCTAAAAATGACGGAATGGGCTCGTGTAAGATAGATGATTGTCCTCTACTTCCTATCATACAGGAAATAGAAGAGATGCAGTCTTTTCTTGAAATAACAGCCAGTGATAACCCGAAAGAATTGGTAGATCGTCTGACAGATATAAATGTCTACCTTGCAAGAAGTGGGAAACTTTTGGCGGATGCAAAGGCATATCAAGACCAAGTGACAGCAAACGTGTATTCTCAACACATGGAATTCTTGTCACGAGTTCCGGCAACTGTTGCAATTAAGTTCGTTGCAGCTCAAAGTGTGACTGCTAATCAGTTGGTCGTATGGCTAGATCGCATAAATCGAACTCTTGTTCACGCTGGAGATAACATACGTACTCAAATATCATTTGCAAAGCAGGATTTGGCATTACAAAGGAAAGGATATTAGAAAAAATGTTAATAACGGGAAAATAAAAGGCATAAAGTGATTGTTTTTACTTCACTTTTGATTAGCTTTACACCGTGAAAATAATAAATGCGATTGGTGGAACTCTCGTATGATAAAGATATAATTTAGCTCTGTATGAGTAGTTGTTTCCGAGTTCCACAAATAGAAACAATGAAAATATAGAGCTTATTTTATTTCTATCGTAATATCCTTTTGGTATAATAAAACACTTCTGTAGTAGATATGGACATTATTTAAAAATATATGACTTATATAGAACTGATTAATTGGTTTTGGTCTCTTGACGAAGACTGGGAATTTACCTGCTGTGAAACGAGGCTTTATTTTTACTTGCTAAAAACAGCGAATCGTTTAGGCTGGGTGGATAGCTGGACGCGTAGTGATACAAAGGTATCATCTGACGTGGGAGTGTCGGTCAACTCAATGAAATCAGCACGTAACAGATTAGTTCAGGCGGGTCTTATTACATTCAAATCAGGCGGAAAAGGACAACGGGACAAAACAAGGTATCAGATTAGCTATCAAAATTTGACACCTAAAGTTGAACCTAAAGTAGAACCTAACCTTATACCTAACCATGAACCTAAAGTAGAACCTAAGCCCTTACAGTATAATGTACGCGCATTAGACAAAGATAAAGACAAAGATAATTATCTCTCTCCCCCGTGCGCGTATGAAGAAATTCCGACTGGGATTTTTGAAAGGGGGCTAGATGAGTGCTATGAAGAATTGAAGTCGAATAGTTCATGGATGGAAGCTGTCTGCATGAATACTCGTTTATGTGGGTATAAGGATTTCGCGCCTCCTGATTTTTATGATTATTTGGAGAAGTTCTTTATGAAGCTCCAAAACGAGGGAGAAACTGTTAAATCACCCCAAGATGCAAAATCGCATTTTGCCCGATGGCTAAAAATTGAACTTGAAAAACAACGGAACAATGGAAACAACAATAGGCGCAATTATACAGACAAACAGGAAGTTAACGCCTACGCTCTTAGCTTGCTACAACAACATAAGCGAGACCTCGAAGAAGGCTTGGCTGACCAGATGGAAAGACCGTTCTGAGGTTGAAAGGGTGTTTTCACCGGTCCAGTGGGGATATGCCCTTCAAAACCCGGAAAGGGCTTATATGGCAGACTGTCCATCGCTGATGCAGTATGATGCGCTTTACGGCTGTGGCTCTTCCGAATATTGGATTGACATACAGGTGTCCGGCATATTCGGGGCTTCCAACAGCAAAGAAAAGGGCGTTGCCGATGGGATAAGAATCTTTTGTCAGTCATTTGCCTCACAGGTCAAGGCTTACAAGCTTTCCGAACTGATGCTGTTTTTCGCACGCTACAAGGCCGGGAAGTATGACAATTCATTCGCGTCTTTCGATGCCAGAAGAATAGGCAACGCCTTCTTCAAGGAGTTCAAGCCCGAAAGGGATCATGAGCTGGACGCGATAAACCGGAAAAGGGTGCAGGATGAGATAGATGGCAGAAGATTCATTCCGCCCGAAGGTTATTCTTCCCTGACTTTATACAACGAATTGAAACGTCGGGCGGAATCTGGAGATGAGAAAGCCAAAAAAATGCTGATATCACCATGAGGGTAGCCTAATTTGTAGCGAACAATTAAAGTATAATGGCAATAATATAAACACCTGATTCTCAGTATGTTAATTAATTGTAAAGCCGCGTGAATAAAAGAAGTAATATTTGTTTACAAGTGGCAAATTAGCTAACTTTATATCTGTAAATCAGAAATATATAAAACATAAGAGCAATGAAACAAAATAAAAGAATCATGAATACCGAAACGCTTATAAAGATACGTGAATGGGAAGCGGAACGCGACAGGAACCTGCGCATCCACTGTCCTCTTGTAGCCGCCAAATTCCAAAGATGGATTGACAGGGCAAAGAAAGAAAACGATATACCGCATTTCCAGCCCCGTGACAAGATTTTCAACAAGAAAGCCAGTTGATACTTTCATGCAGGAAAATTCATTATACGGCTTTAAAATAGATTGTATCAAATAAAATAATTGGTAAAAAATACACGATCATGCAAGGAACAGACAAACTGAATACGATAACCAACATCGTATTTGTCCTCACGGACGTTTTAGAGACAAACCTTCTTGAAATGCAGCAGAAATACAAGAAGGAAGGCTTTGAACTCAGACACGATTCAAAAAGAAACTTCAACACAGCCATAGCCGCGATAAAGAGATTGAAAAGTGATGTGAATCATTGTAGCGAATCCACTCAGGAAAACTTCGGCAATGATTCTGACATGGTGAACGCCATGTTGCTCACACTGATTGACAGGTGCGGTGATGATGACAACCTCGCTTATAAGATGTACGAATACATTAAATCTTTCCCGTCCAAACTGAATTTGGACCTGGATTTGGATAATGCGTTCAGTCATTTGTTTAGAAAATCATGAAAACTGCTGACGGTTATCCTGTGGTATGTTACGGTGCAAAAGGGAAATATGGTATACATCGCATCTGCCGCCGTTGTGCCATATATCGTAAATACGATTCGATTCCCGAAAAGCCATGCTACAGGCTTCATGGAATACACCTGTTGGGCAGAAGAGAATGCCCGATCTTTGAACAAAAAATAATCAAAATAACAAAAAATAAATAATGTCATGGAACAGAAAATAAAGGCTTATAAAGCATTTGACAAAGATTTATCTTGTAGAGGGTTTAAGTATGAGGTAGGTAAGGAGTATGAAGAAACAGGCGACATAAAGGCATGCAAGAAGGGTTTTCATGCATGTCCTTACCCTCTGGATGTTTTTGGTTACTATGCACCAGCGAGGTCAAGGTTTTGTGAGGTTGAGCAGAGCGGTCAAATAGACGATTCAGAAAGTGACAAGGTTTGTTCTTCAAAAATTAGAATAGGCGCTGAGCTTGATATAAGGGGGCTTGTGAAAGCAGCTATATCTTTTGTCAAGGAACGGTGTACTAACGAGTGTAATGCGGAACCGGGAAAACCTGCCACGGCTGGTTATAGAGGTGCTGCCACGGCTGGTAATTATGGTGCTGCCACGGCTGGTGATAGTGGTGCTGCCACGGCTGGTGATAGAGGTGCTGCCACGGCTGGTAATTATGGTGCTGCCACGGCTGGTGATAGTGGTGCTGCCACGGCTGGTTATAGAGGTGCTGCCACGGCTGGTGATAGTGGTGCTGCCACGGCTGGTGATAGTGGTGCTGCCACGGCTGGTGATAGTGGTGCTGCCACGGCTGGTTATAGAGGTGCTGCCACGGCTGGTAATTATGGTGCTGCCACGGCTGGTGATAGTGGTGCTGCCACGGCTGGTGATAGTGGTGCTGCCACGGCTGGTAATTATGGTGCTGCCACGGCTGGTGATAGTGGTGCTGCCACGGCAAGAGGAAAGGCTTCAACCGGATCAAATGGTTTGTCAGTGGCAAGAGGTAACAATGTTCAGGTAAAAGGCGGAATAGGTGCAATTTTGGTCATAGCTGAAGAAAGGGAAGATACGTGTGATATTGTCGATTGGAAGGCTGTATTAGTTGATGGTGAGGTTGTCAAGGCTGATACATGGTATAGACTGGAAAACGGTGAGTTAGTGGAAGTTGATTAACAGTTGACTGATAGAGCAATTAGAATTTAATTGATAATAATTATCATTTACCTGACATCAGGGAAATGGTTAAAAACGGAACAGAAAATGAATATATCTAAGTTACTGAAAGCTGCGGATGATGCCTACATAAATTATAGGTATAGATGTGAAGATATCGCAAAGGAAGCACAAAAGTACATTGGTTGGGATGATAAAGTCAGTTGTGAGCATCTGCCAGCAGATGGTTTATGCATCTTGGCAACCGTTCCCGACGATTGTAATACGAGTGGAATGCCCGAATGTGTTTGCCCAGCAGATTCATTCTTTTCTTCTGTGAAAGAAAAAGGAAAGATTACTCCATACGAATTTAAAGAGATTAGTATTTAACCAATAACCAGAGAAGAAATGAGTGAATTATATATACCGCCTGAGCGATTTGAGAGAGACTTTATCACCGGACGATTTTTAAAAGGTTGTGTTTCTCGCAACAAGGGTCGTAAAATGGTTTATCATTCAAAACGTTCCAAGGCCAGAAGTATAAAAAATCTGTCTAAAGGACGTGGGGCTTGGCATAAGACTGGTGCAGGCATGAATAAAAAGAGCGTTGTTTTGATAAAGGATGAGAAATTATGTGGAGTATTCCCTTCGATACAAATGGCTGGTAAGATGATTGGCGTGGCTCCTTCTTTGATCAGTGCTATATGTCGGAAAGTGAGAGGCAAACATACGGCTAATGGATACAGATGTTTTTTCGAAGATAGCAATGATTGGTGTAATTTAATTAAACAAGATTATGAATAATGACAGGCAGAAGATATTAACTGATTATATTTCCTACTTATACACAACAGGCAGGACTTATGATACTGTCGGGAAATATATCAAATATGTAACGGATTTTCTTGAACGTACTGAAGATGTCAATCGTCGTGGCTATCTGGTTTATAAGCGTGAAAATGCAGATGTCATGGTGCGTCATTCCATAATGTGTTCAGCTATATGCGATCTATTGTCTTTCCTTAACATCGGATATGGAAGGAGGGATAAGACGGTAAAGCCACTGGAAAAACTTGACGTCATATCCGAGAAGAGCAAAAAGCTATTGAATGACTTTATAGTATGGTTGACGGATAATAATGACTACTCCCCTCATACAGTTAATTTATATTATACTTCAATGAAAAAGTATTTCGAGTATACCAATGAGGTAAACATGGATAATTGCAGGAGGTTTATAAAAAGTCTTGAAGAAGAAAAATTATCTCCCGCTACCATCCGTTTGCGGATTACAGCAATAGAAAGATTTTCCAAATGGCTGAAGAAGCCTATAGAACTGAAGCGTCCCAAAATAAAGCGCAAGCTTGATGTGAACAATGTGCCGACCGAGGAGGAATATAACCGGCTGTTGGAATATCTCAAGGCAAAAAACAATAAGGATTACTATTTCTTTATTAAGGTTTTGGGAACAACGGGCGCCCGTCTGTCGGAATTCCAACAGTTTACGTGGGAAGACATCATATCCGGGGAAGTGATATTAAAAGGAAAGGGTAACAAGTACAGACGTTTTTTCTTCCAAAAGCAATTGCAGCAAGAAGCGAAGGTTTACGCTAAAGAATATGGTAAAACCGGGATTTTTGCGGTAGGGAGATTCGGCCCGATCACACAGCGTGGCTTTTCCCAGCACTTGAAAGCATGGGGAAAACATTGCGGCATTGATCCAAGGAAAATGCACGCGCACGCCTTCCGGCATTTCTTTGCTAAAATGTTCCTGAAAAAAAACAAAGATGTTATTCAACTGGCTGACCTTCTAGGTCACGGGAGTGTGGACACAACAAGAATTTATTTACAGAAAAGTTATGACGAACAAAAAAAAGATTTTAATCGAAACGTTACATGGTAGTGTAGCGCAGCTCAATGAACTGTCATCCATGACCGAAGGGATAGACATCTATGACGATACCGGGTGTGTTGACACTGATTTTTTGATAGAAGCGATATCTTGCGTCAGTGCCTTCATGGACGCAAGCAACATAGTTGTTCAAAAAATATCTTCACTTTTAGCGCCGGACGCTTCAACGGACGAAAAGAAAAAACAGGCTGATGAAGGTAAGAAATGGAGCGTGGAAGAGATATTGAAACATTGTACTCTTGAGAACAATATCCTCAAACTTCCTCAAGTTCAATTCAATAAAAAATCTTATGCCGAAGCAAAAAAGTGGATAGAAGAAGCCGGCGGCTCATGGCAAGGTGGGAAGGTACAGGGTTTCACATTTCCTTTTAATCCGGAACGTGTGTTCTCCATCTTGAAAGAAGGTAAGCGATGCGATTTGCAAAAAGATTTTCAGTTCTTTGAAACACCTGCTGATATTGCAGACTGGCTGGTAATGCTTGCCGGTGGAATTCATGAAACAGATACCGTACTTGAACCAAGTGCCGGACGTGGTGCTCTGATAAAAGCGATTCATCGGTCGTGCCCGTCAGTAACAGTTGAATGTTATGAACTGATGCCAGAAAACAGGGAGTTCCTTCATACACTTGATAACGTAATATTGCTTGATGAAGACTTTACCAAAGACAGTGTAGGTAGTTATACTAAGATAATTGCAAATCCTCCGTTTTCCGGTAATCAGGATATAGAGCATGTCAGGCTTATGTATGATCGATTGGAACAAGGTGGAACCCTTGCAGCAATAACCAGCCAACACTGGAGATTCGCTTCGGAAAAGATATGTATTGATTTCCGCAACTGGCTGAAAGAAGTACATGGAGAAGTGTTTGAAATCAGCGCAGGCGAGTTTAAAGAGAGTGGCACTTCTATTAGTACAATGGCGGTAGTTATAAAAAAATAATTCAAAACCAATTAAGAAATGAACACAACATTTGAAAAATCGTCTAATTCTACCGATGAATGGTACACACCGAAAGAAATTATAGATGCATTAGGAAAGTTTGATTTAGATCCATGTGCTCCGGTTAACCCACTTTGGAAAACAGCCACACAAATGTATAACAAGAATGATGACGGACTATCGCAAGAGTGGAAAGGTCGTGTATGGCTCAATCCGCCTTACTCTCGTCCTCTTATTGAACGGTTCGTTAATCGGTTGGCAGAGCATGGCAACGGAATTGCATTACTCTTTAATCGTTGTGACTCAAATATGTTTCAAGATGTAATATTTGAGAAGGCAATAGCGATGAAGTTTTTGCGTAATAGGATTCGTTTTTTTCGCCCGGACGGTACGCGCGGAGATTCACCCGGTTGTGGTTCCATCTTAATCGCTTTTGGTGAAGAGAATGCAGAGATACTAAGGACTTGTTATATAGCAGGTAAGTATGTACGAATCAATTAACGTAAAACTATAAAGCAATGAGTGAAACAATACAATTATCTCCTGGTCTTGTAGCTGCCTATAAGGAACTATTGACCAACCCAAAGAAAAATGGATTTTCTTTCCGTCCGATAACCGAATGTTTCAGAGAAATCGAAACGGTAACTCCAAAGCATGAATTATTTAATGTGTACATTGAATATCTGCAAAAGCCATTGCCCAAAGTAATATTCTACATTATCATGGATGAACTTTATGGTAACTTGACAGGACGGGCTATGGATGCGGAAGGTAAACCGGGGTATTTAGGGTACAAACTTGAATTTATAAAAGAATGATTATGAATGAAGTTAGAAAGCTATATAACGATGATGGATGCGTTCTTAAAGAGGCATCTAGCAATGACTATGAATCATGGAGTTCAGCAAGAACACTTGGTCCTATGGAAAGAAGGAAAGAATACAGAAACCTATGTTATAATTTTGAATATGAGCGGGGAACTAATATCCCTCACTGTGCAAAGAAAGGTGTATGTGATGAGGATTGCGAATACATGAGAAATTTCAAAGGATAGGATATGAAACAGACAGTAGAAGAAGCAGCAAAGGAATACGCAGAATTGATAGTCAAGCCACAAGAGATGTATCTTTCATTTGAAGGTGTATATTCGTTGAAAGAGGACTTGTTTAATTCTTTTTCCGCTGGCGCAGAATGGCAGGCAAAGCAATCACCTTGGATAAGTGTTAAGGAACGGTTGCCGGAACCAAACAAGCTTGTTCTTTGCAGAATGGTATCAAATGGAGCGATTGTTAGTGGCTATATCGTTGTTTCATCCGGGAGATCGCCATACGTTGCGACAGACGGAGGATTTGAATTTGAGGATTGGAACGACTACGAATGTGACATGTGGATGCCCATCCCGTCTTTCGATGAAATATTAGAAGCGAACAGGGATGTATTGGAACGGATTAAAGAGAAAGGAGATTGAGATATTAAATTAAGACAAGCAAAAAAGATAATGAAGAATATCCGTAGAAATGTACGCATGGAGTATTTATACGGATTAGGACGCTCGATGAAGGCAAATGCTATTTGCGTTAGACACTATGGTAGAGTGGACAAATTTACAAAGCTAATCAATCAAATAGGAGATAAAGACCCTCTATTAGCAATTAAATTAATTAGACAATATGGAAATAAATAACGGAATAATAATAGACGGAGTGCTGCATGAAATGATTGAACTGATTGATGTGTCCAATATAAATTTCGATTGCAGTAAATGTTCATTGTGTAAAGAATGCGAAGAGTGTGAGATGAAGCATGGATCATACCTGTGTGATGTGATGGCATGTTTCTTTTTTGTCAATCGTGGCAAAGTAACGGATATTAAAACAAAGGAGGAAAAGGAATGAAAAAAGTATTGTCAATTGAACAGATGAAGCATTTGGGGGATCTTGGTATAGATACAAGCAATGCAAGTATGACATGGATGTTGTATCCTTATGAAGAAGACAAACAACCCAAATTAAGTTTACGTGAATGGAATACTTTCAAGGAACCATTTAGGATACAACATTGTATCCCTGCATTTACTTTGCTTGACGTTTTAGAATTGTTACCGAAAGAAATAAAAACAGGTACAAATAATTATTGGCTTGTAATGTCCCATGATAGCGAAAAATGGTATATATGCTACTCGGAGTTTGACTACTATAAAGAATTTAGGTCTCATTCATTAATTGATGCGGCATACGATATGTTGTGTTGGTGCATTGAAAACGGATATGTTAAAATCGGAAAGGAGGAACAATGAAAGCAAGAATAAAAAGAAAAATACAAAAACGACCATTTTTATATAATGTAGGACAAGTTTTTAAGGCTTGTGATTGGCTTACTAGTATTCAACGTGGAAATATGGTTTGGCGTAGGTATCGTTCATTTGGTACTATTATTAAATCAGAAAATTAAATATGAAAGCAAGAGTAAAATCAACAGGGGTTTTGGTAGATGTAATTCCCCGATTAAACATCAACTCTCAACATAGCAGAGATTATTTATATGTATGTGATAACATGGTTTTCAAGGAATGCGAACTTGATTTTTCAGCTATTGACTGGGAACAGCGTAGATACGAACTGGCTAAATCCGCAATGCAAGGGATTTTAAGTGACATCAATCAATCACATTATGCTTGTTCTGAAGAAAATTATGAGAAGTACATACCTAAAGGCATTGCCCGGTTTGCAATTGCTTGTGCTGATGTTTTAATTAATGAACTAAAAGGAGAATAACCATGACCGAAGAATTTGTAACATTAGAAACAGCGAAACTGCTGAAAGAGAAAGGATTTAGGGAAGATTGTATGGCTTTTTATACAAAAGAGGTTTATTTAAGTGTAATGCCTATATAAACACAAATGTATTAAAACTCCCCGCCCCTACACAATCCATAGCCCAAAAGTGGTTACGTGAAACCAAAAATATTCATATATGTGTATATAACTGTGCTTGTGGCTATGGATACGAAATATCTAAAGCTGATAATGGAACTCATATAACTAGTTCTGTTTATGAAGGACCTAATGATGGTGGTGAATGGGATATTTATGAAGAAGCACTTGAAGCTGGATTACATGAAGCATTAAAACTGATATGATTATGAAGAAGATATTTTTCAACGATAAATTAGGATTAACCCAAGCGGTATTGGAAGGTCGGAAGACTATGGCGAGACAAATTGTTCCATTTACATTTAGAGAAGATAAAATGCATTTATCTCGATACAAAGTTGGTGAAATTTATGCCATTGCTCAAAGTTATGAAACCGTTTACCATGAACAAGGGTTGGAAACACTTGATATGTTAGTTAGTAGTTGGAAGAATAGCAAAGGTTGGCGCAACAAGTTATTTGTTCGCGCTGATGCCATGACACATCATATCCGCATTATCAATGTTAAGATTGAACGACTCCAAGATATAGATGATGAAAGTTGTATGAAAGAAGGTATAGGAAAATATTTTTTAGGATTTGATTCACCGCATACCGATTGCATGGGTTTTACATATAGTTTTGATGAATCTGGAAAGTATAAGTATCCTAATGCAAAACAAGCCTTTGTCGCTCTCATATACAAATTATTAGGCAAATGTATATGGGAAAGTAACCCTTTCATGTTTGTTTATGAATTTGAACTTATTGATTAACAGATTATATTGTTATGGAAACAGCAGAATTAATATTTAAAGGTATCCTTGTCTTATTAAATGCTTGTGCTTTGATGTTTACCTTAATCTTGGTAAGCAAGTGGCACAGACGCATGGAAGACAAGATGGATAAGATAGATAAGATAGAAGGATATGTCCGCCATGTATCAGATCGTAACGATATTGTTTATATTAACCAGCTTTCGGAATTGCAAAGACTGTTGATAAAAGAAGAACGGTATGAGGAAGCCGATAAGATTGGAAAAATAATTAAGGATGAAGAAATTAAATTAGGAATAAGGTAATAAACAATATTAAGATTATGAAAACAATTTTATTTACAATTATATTCATAATAGCTATATTATGGGTTGGAGATCTTACAATTACATTCAAGCCGTTTTCCATCTCGCTTCCTAGTTGGTATAAGGCTTTGGGTATCCTTCTATTTTTTCTGTCAATGACGGTATATAATATAGGGGAATATACTAAAGGCTATAAACAAGGTTTCGATGATGGAGTAAAGGAATGTGTTGAAATACTTAAAAAGAAAAATCCATGAGCAAACTATACAAAGTAACCATTTCCGATGCATCATCTGTATCATGTCTGCTGTTTTATTCTAAAAGTTAAATCTTTGGTTATGAGTATTTTACGACTAAAATAATTGTGTAAATATTTGGCTAATTCATTGATAATGAGTATCTTTACAATACTTAAAAGAAACCAATATTACTAACAATTAAAAGACAAGAGCAATGAAAGCAACAATCGAATTAACAAAGAAGACAGCTTTAGAAGAAATTATTAATAGCAATGATATTGATACAATAAAGTCTTTGATAGAACGCAAAGAGATGTCGTTAAAAGAAGCAGAAGAAAATGCGGCATTCTACGAAAGTATCTGTAATGAAGACTTTGCAAGTAATGAAAGGCAGAGAGCCAATAGACTTATTCGAGATATAGAAATATTAAAGTTAGCAATTTAATACATAAGAGCAATGAACACATATTACAAGTTTGCGCCAAACGTGTTTTTGGCAAAGTGCGAAGAGATGCACAAAAAAGGTGAAGAAATTCTAGTTACCACCAAGTATGGCAAAGAAAACGAAAGCATCGTTTTCAATCTAATTCTCGAGAAAGATGGTTTTTATTATTACTCCATCGCCCGGGCTGATGGCTTTAACGTTCAAGAATGGGCTAAGCAAAGAGCGGAACGCAGACGTGAATGGGCCGTATCAGCAGTGCAAAAAAGTAATGAGTATTTTCAGAAATCGAATAAACATCGAGATTTTCTTTCTTTAGGCGAGCCCATCAAAGTAGGGCACCATAGTGAACGAGGTCATCGCAAAATGATAGATGATGCCTGGAACAACATGGGTAAAAGCGTTGAGTTCAGTGATAAGGCAAATGAACATGAAAGAGTGACCCAATATTGGGAGAAACGTGCCAACACGATCAATTTGTCTATGCCGGAAAGCATTGACTTCTACGAACACAAGTTGGAACAAGCGAAAGAATACCATGAAGGTGTAAAGTCTGGCAAATATCCGCGTGAACATGCTTATACTCTTACTTATGCCAAGAAAGCAGTTAATGAAGCACAAAAGAATTACGAACTTGCTAAAAAGTTGTGGGGAGATGAAAACGAAAACCAATAAAGCGATTTCATTACTCCAGTGCGGTGATTTAAAAGCCGCACTAGCAATTTCCTCCACTTTTCGCATTGGATTTACCAAAGAAGAACGCAGAACATTGAAAATTGCGTATGAATGTCTTTCTGGTAATGCCGGGTTCTACCAGCAGATTGGTATTGACACCAATAGCGAGATAGAGAAAAGTAAATCCATCCTTTTATCAAAATATATGTTGAAATCAGCACCATAAGAATATGAATCTAACACAGAAAGAAGCGTTAAGGCAATTACAATCATATTGCAGGGCAAATGGTTTCTCCCTCAATCCATCGAGTTTGCCGAAACATACATACGCTATAATATTGGCGGATGGCGACAACGGAGAAATAACGACACGTTACCCGAACAAGCGTATAAGCGGCTATTACACCCCAAAAGAGTTGTTAATATGGCTTGATGGCTACCACACAGGATTACAAGGGAAATAAGTATTAACCGCAAGCAATTGCACAAAACGGAAAGTATGAATATTATTACAGATAGAACAAAAGCCCCTGCAAAGCTACGCTATAGGGTGAGCAATAACAGCGGAACGATAAACGAAGAATTCGGAAAGGACCAACAAGCCGCTTATGATTTTGCAAACGGAATGAATGAAACGGCAACAATACGCGGGTATTTTGTTTTCAAAAAGCGCGGAGAATGGCAAACTAATACGGTATTTATAGATCACGTGTTTAAATAACCAACTATCCAGGCGTGGAGGCAACAAGCGGAGCGGCACCACCGTTGAAAAATTTGGTAACACGTTGAAATATAGAAAGTTAAACAAAGTTTAAGCTTGCGATATTTAAGATGTAAAATACTGATATTCAATATATTATTTGTATCTTTACAATATCAAAATAACACCTATTAATAACAAGTAAAAGTCAAGAGCAATGAAAACAGAAGAACTTATCAGATACTACAAAGCAAACATTGAAGCTATTGAAAAAGGATTGAACAACGACTCTCTTTCAGCAGATAAAAAATTCAGATTGGGATATACACAACAGGCGTTGGACGGATATAAGTCTGCTTTACAAGAACTTCTTGGAAATAATAACGACTAATAATAGAAGAGAGCAAATGAGCAAAGTAACAGAACTAACAAAAGAGCTTCAAAGAGTGATGTATTCCACTACATATTCATTTGAGATTGATACCGAAGATTATGTTTTCGGATTCAAAAACACAATAAAGAAGCGTACAAAAAGTTTAGCCAAGGCAAGCAAGCTAAAAGTGAAGTTAACCAATGATTGTGGCCGGTTCTTGTCAGAAACGGTGAGAGTTGTTGCTGTGCGCTTCTACAAGAATGGAGAGCTTACCAAAGAATTGAAAGCAGAAAAGATAACAGCAGCGTATAACGGATAAAATATAGAGCAATGAAAACAACTGTAAAAGTGTATTTAAAAGACGAACAAGGTAATAAAGACTGGTTCGTTACCCCTATCAACTTATCATGGCAAGAAGTACGCAAATATTATCTCGGCAATATTTTCAATATGGGGTGCGAAACAGATCACATGATGAAATGTTACAAGGTTGAGACAATAAAATCATCAAATTAAATAAATTTATGACTAAAAGTGACGTTTTTTACGCCATATTTTATATCTTTACACCATAAAAATAAAAAAAAGAGCAATGAAAATTTACACAAGTTATTTCGGAAATTACAGAAAGTTGGCAGCCGCAAACGTAAAAATGATATGTGTTGCGTTAGGGAAGCCAAGATATTATAATGCTCCTCAAATAATAGAGGTTGCACCAAAAAGATATATGCTGGATGATAAATGGACTTATGAAGAATACACGAATATGTATTTGAATGATGTCCTTGCAAAAGTCAATCCACAAGATTTGATACAAACCATCCAGCGACTCAGTGAAGGCAAAGATGTTGCTCTCTGCTGTTACGAAAAGCCGGGTGATTTCTGCCATCGGCATATTTTGGCTAAGTGGCTTACTGAAAAGACAGGTATTGAAATCAAAGAGTTTGGAGTTGTTGAGAAGAAAGAACCTAAGTATGAACAAGCAAGTTTGTTTTGAGTATGAGAAGAAATATTAAGTTTAGAGGTAAACACGTTGAAAGCGGAAAATGGATTATCGGTTGGTTATTTCAAGACGATGACGACCACTTTCCAATGATTCATCAAGGAGGTACACTTGACGATTGGGAGCAAGTGAAGGAAGACTCTGTTGGTCAGTTCACAGGCTTGCTTGACAAGAATGGGGAAGAAATATATGAGGGTGACATTGTTGAACGAATAGTTACAGATGGATATGACTATGGGTTTATAGGTGAAGTGAGTTTTGATAACGGAGTTTTTGGTATAAAACATAAAACTTATAAAGGTTACATTGTGTCAGATTTTGTATATTCCTCAGATTGGAATGATGGGCATGAACATGGAGCCGTTTTATATGAATATGAAATAAAAGGAAATATATACGATAACCCAGAATTATTAGCCAACCATCAATAGCGTTTGATGGAATGCTGCCAGATTTGCCAAGCAAGCGGTGGTTTGACAGCATAGGCAAAAGGGAATTTAGCAAAGATGGTCTATGCGTCGGACTGAAAATCCGAAGAACAAGGCTCGAATCCTTGAGTTCCCACAGCCTTGTATCAATGAACGCACCATTTTCTAAAATTTGAGGTTGTTATGGGAGCAACCGATATATAGAAGAAAATAGTAGATTGAGAGAGTATGGTAAAACCCATATAAGTCCAAAGGGTATCAATCAAGGTGGATCTTCACAAAATCATGTGAATGTTGACTGTGGCTACATGGCGGTTCATAATGTTGGCAGCTCGGAAAGACGAGCGTTTGCGGAAATAGCTCATCGGTAGAGCGTTGGTATTCCAGCCAAAGAGTGGGGTTCGACTCCCTGTTTCCGCTCAACCCTTATAGTAGCGATAAGCAAAAGCAAAAACATTAAAGCTTGTGTAGTTTACGGGGTGATGGAAATTGCCATCTGACACGACTAAAAGAAGCCGAAGGACTGCATAAGTGTTCTTGCAAGTAGCTTGCAGATGATTGATTTTTTGTGTTAAGCCTGCTGGGAATATGCCCGGCAGGCATTTAACGCAAAATGTATATGAAGTTATATACAACTTAAATATATGAGCAATAAAGGACTAATAAGAGCATGTGAAAACTCCGGATGCGGTTGGAAGTGTTGTTCGTTCGGATCAGACGGACATATTGTAATTTTGCCCCATGAACTTGACGGGCATGAAAAAGAAATCTCCCATTTACAGATTATAGATGATGATTACTTTGGCGGTAAAAAGGTAAAATGTATCGCTAAAGACTGCAAATCATGTGATAATGGTTACAAGCCTATTATGTGTAAAACTTATCCTTTGTGGGTAAAATCGGTGAAAAAAAGTTTTGTGTTTCGTAGTGGTAAGTGTCCGTTGAAAAGCGAACAACTTGCTAAGCATAAGGAATTTGTATTAGATGTTTTCGACAGTTGCAGAAAAGCATTGTTGCCTAAAGTTGATATCGATACATTTCTCTCTAAAGCATGGATTGACCGTTACGAACCATTGTTCCCAACTGAAAAAGGAAACATTGAGTACAAAATGCAAGTAAAAGTTTTGTCCATGTCTGATATGTCCGATATTGAAAAGATGGAGCGGACTCTTCTTGCCAATCCGGATATGTGTTTTCCCTCTGAGACGGAAGATATAGTGAAGTGCTTGCAATCCGGTTGCAGTTTCGGGTTGTTGGTAAATGACAAGCTGGTTGCCTACTCACTTGCCTATTGCACTGAATACGGTACAGCCTACGTGGATAAATGCTTTGTTCATGCTGATTATAGGGGGAACGGATTTCAGTATATCCTTCTCAATGCCAATATTGCCAAACTGATTTCCAATGGCTCGCAAGAGATATTTGCTATGACATCGCCTAAGAATGAGGCAAGCATGAAGAGTTTCATCAATGCAGGGTTCTCATTCAAAAGAGATACCAAATACAAAGAAATTGAACGTTTAATCTTAAAGTGGGAACTATGAAAGTTATAGTCTATACCAAGAATATAATAGAAAACATTGAAAAGGCTCAATCATTTGTTAATGTCCCTATTTCGTTAATGTTCAAGGATTTTTATGAAGATATTTATGAGCATATATCGGATAAGATAAGAAATAAGATTTTTGGACTCCATTTAAAAGACAGTATATGCTATTCTATCGGAAAGGCAGTAAAGGGGAATAGCGGTGCTGTGGTTACATCATTTGCGGATGTTTGGAAATATCTTACTATCAATGGAAATGCGTGCCAAGGAATACATAATTTTTATATTCCGATTAATGCATGTGATAATAGAGAAGGCTTAAGCATTTATGAAGCAAGTAAGTTGGTCAATGAAATAAGGACACTTTCAAGCTCCCATATATATGGTTTGATTACTTCCGGTTGTCTGAATGAAAATCACCCTTCGGAAAAAGAACTGTTCCGTATCTGGAACGGTCTGCGTAATGATATTGAGTCTATCAGCTTGGGAGGTAGTTTTTGGCTTGGGCAAAATAGTAAACTGCCTAGTTTCATAAGTGATGTTCGTATTGGTGAATATATGTTGTTTGGTACAATCCCATATTGTGTTGACAAAGAAAAGCAAGGTCTTAATGGAATTGAGTTACAAGCAAAGGTTATAGGCATTTATCCGGAGCGTAACCAACTCATTATTGATTGCGGTTATTCAATGGCAGATATGTACAAATGCCGGATTTACTATCACACCGATTTGAAATATGAGTACAGTTCCAGTGAATATTCAATAATGCAATGTGAGCATGTTTCGGATTATCGCATTGGTGATGTGATTTATATTGTTCCTGATTATAAATCCTTGGTTAAATTGAAATATGCAGAACATGAATATAGATAAACCTTGGATTGACTATATTGCCAAACGTACGTTTGGCATGGAGTTGGAGTTTGCCGATGGTGACAAACAGCTTATCCCACTTTCATCCGGTTACAAGTGGACGGACAACAAACTAACCATGATGAACAACTCGGACGGTTCGGCAGTTACGCATCACGGTCAGTTTGGCGGTGAGATAAACACTCGACCGTACCATTATTGTGCAGAAGATCTGCAAGAACTGAAGGACTTCATTCAGACCATGAAAGATGCAGGAAGCTATCTTATGTGGAATGAAGGTTTTGATGCACATCTGTATATCAAGGATATGGATTTGGATGTTATCAAACGCATGTTTGTTCTATCCTACTATACTGCATATCCTATCAAGCGGATATTTGACATCGCCGAGTGGTGGGAAACGAAATACCTCGTGCCTAGTCCACCTTGGGATGTGGTAAGGCGTGTACTGGAAGCCGATAATATCGATAACTTGCTGAAGATCTTTAGCAATGGTTCAGACAGAGGGCATATCCGGTATTGGCTTAATTTATGTTCTATTGGAAAGATAGGAACGGCAGAATTTAGGATCTTCAATAGCTCCTGGGATTTCGATAAAATACTGGAGACAATCAAATTCATGTATTCGTTTGTGGAGTACGCCTACCTGCATGAAGATATGGAAGAGTATAAGCAACTCACCACAATTGATAAGTGCCTTGAAGTGTTCAATATAGACTATTCTAAGGTTCCCCAAAGACATAAACCGTTACTTTGGGCAGCAGAACACTCGGATAATGTTACAGTGGTAGGCTCCATGTTTAAGAAATCCAACCGTATGCTTTCCTTTATCAAGAAAGAGGCCTCCAAATTCGATGTAGCCCATGTGGTAAACTCGTATTATATGGATATAGAGCAGGTACTTACCAACCGTGAAATTAAGGTGTATACAAAGGAGTATTTTATCTACATGATGTATAAAGCAATCAAAGGTGAAATACAAGAATTACGCTTTAATGAAGAATATAAGTTTCTAAGTATCAAATCCGAAAATCCTGCTGAAATTATTGCCACTATTCACCTTTTTAATGCCATCAAGAAGCATAAGAACTCACAGGATATTTATCACAAATCGCTTTATGACGATTTTATGGCAAAGTTGGAGCATTACCATAAGAAGTATACGGAACGTTATCAAAATATAGTAGATAACCTTAAAAGTAAGTCTATTGAAGTGCTTTATTGTGCTGATATATCGGATGCGATTCTTAATTGTAAAGAGGATGATATACTAATCTATCAGAATGAATTTCATTCCGGCATGAAAGCTACAAGTAACGCATTGCAACGTTTCTTGATGGATGACCTCGGATGGCAAGAACGAATTAAAACGAAATATGCAGAAATAGATGAAGAACAAGTTAATTACATGGCTCTCTCGCAGCATGGATTTATGGGCAGAAGAGAGGTATTCAAAGACCAACGCACATATATTTGGTCTAATGTGGTAGAAAGTGGAGACAGCAGTTTTAAAAGGCGTACTATCATTCCTTTAAAATATAAACGACTGCCGGATGATTATATGCTTACGGATAAAAGCAAACTCCGGTTTGTACGTGCTTCTATGGCAGAGATTGATTATCTGCGTATGATTTACTTGAAAAAGGGTATTATCCTCGGTTCTGCGCCATTCTGTTACTTATGGTTCTTGGATGATTATGTGTTCGGGGCTTGTATGTTTGATTTCCTGAAGGTAAGCAAATACGGCATGGATGCAGTTTTGATGAAGTCGGATTTCGTGATAGACCATCCATTGCCCAAATTGAGTAGATTGCTAATTATGGGTGTACTTTCGTCAGAGTTCAAAGATGAATTGGACATAAGATATAAACATGAATGTGGAGTGATTGCCACTTCTGTATTTACCGATAAACCGGTAAGTATGAAGTATCGGGGAGTGTTTAAACTGCATGAACGCTGTGTTGGTAAACTCCATTACATACAAGATGCAGGTATTCGTGGAAACTTAGATGATATTTTAAAAGATTTTGTGAAAAAATACGGTGATGAGCCGAGAAAGGAATAATATGGGAAAATTCAAGATAGCGGAAGTGCAGTTATCTGACATTAAGCTGGTCAAGAAAAATGCGCATTTCATGCAGCAGGACACGTTTAATGCCTTAGTGAATAACATTCGTAGGGACGGTCAATTATCGTCTGTACCATTTTGCGTAAAGCATTCGGATGGTTCTTATACGGTAGTGAGCGGTAATCACCGAACACAAGCGGCAAAAATGGCCGGGCTTACTTCCATCCATGTTATGTACATAGATGAAGAGGAGACTACAAACGATTGGTTGCTGGCAACACAATTGTCACATAACAGTATAGTTGGGCAGGACGATGCGGAGATTTTGAAGCAATTGCTTGATGAAATAACAGATGTCGCACTGAAAGAGTATGCGCATATCAGCAATGAAGTTCTGGAAAGCGTAAAGGATATCAACTATACGGTTGAAATGCCGAATAACGAAATCGTTCCTGTAACTCTTATGTTTGTTGATACGCAGAAGGTTTCGTTTGATAAACTCATGGAAACGTTGGAATGTTATTCAGAAAAAGAGCTTGGTAATCTAACTTTGGTGGATATGGACACAATGCGCCGGTTGAATGAGGTGTCGACTAAAGTTCAAGCCAAATATAAAATCAAGGCGCAGGCACTAAGTATTTGTAAGATGTTGGAAATCGTAAACAATGTATTGGAGGGAAATAAAGATGGCACAGAAGTACAGGCTTAATACAAGGCAAAAGAAAGCGAAATTCCTAAAAGCTTTGGACGCAAGGATGCTGAATGTTACCGCAGCTTGTGAGGCTGTGGAAATATCACGCTCAATTGCTTATAAATGGAAAGCGAATGATCCAGATTTTGCCGAAAAATGGAAAGAAGTAGAAGAAAGTTTCTATGATAAGCTAGAAACGACAATGTTTGCTAAAGCTTTGACGGAACACGATAATACTATGCTTATTTGGTTAAGTAAGACTAAAATGAAGCATCGCGGTTACGTTGAAAAAGTAGAGCAAGATTTGAGTATTAATCCATTTGAGAAATTAATGCAAGAATTGCCAGACGATGAGGAATGAGCAAAGATGAAAAGTCTATACGATACATGAAAGCATGGCGAGAGGATTGGTGCAAGTTCGCTCATGATGTTCTTCATTCAAGACTAGACAAAGAGCAACAAGCTATTCTTCAATCCGTTCAGCATAATCCAATGACTGCTGTAGCATCGGGCACAGCTCGTGGGAAAGATTACATTGCAGCTTGTGCATCTATGTGCTTCATGTATCTTACTCCACGTTGGAAAGAAGGTAAGTTAGTTAAGAATACCAAGATTGCCATGACAGCTCCTACAGCTCGTCAGGTTCAAAATATAATGATACCTGAAATATCCCGTTTATTTAGAAATGCAGGGTTCTTGCCCGGACGTCTACTATCTTCCGGCATTAAAACAGATTACGAAGAGTGGTTTCTAACGGGGTTCAAAGCTGGTGATGACAACACAGAAGCATGGTCTGGTTTCCATGCTGTAAATACCATGTTTGTTGTTACTGAAGCTTCCGGTATATCAGAAGCGACATACAACGCTATTGAAGGTAACTTACAGGGTAATTCCCGCTTTCTCATAGTGTTCAATCCTAATGTTACTACCGGTTACGCAGCTCGTGCCATGAAGTCTGACCGTTTTGCAAAATTCAGACTTAGCTCTCTAAATGCAGAAAATGTAGTAAAGAAGCAAATTGTAATACCCGGTCAAGTGGATTATGAATGGGTAAAAGACAAGGTAATAAATTGGTGTTCTCCCATTCAAAAAACAGATTTCAATGAGGGAGAAGGCGATTTCAATTGGGAAGGTAAACTATACAGACCTAACGATTTGTTTCGCGTCAAGGTACTTGGTATGTTTCCTAAAGTGTCGGAAGATGTTCTCATCCCTTATGAATGGATAGAAATAGCAAACAGGAATTGGCAGGAGTTACAGGAAAATGGTTTTATCCCAGCCAAATCTTGTAAGTTAGGTGTTGACGTTGCCGGTATGGGACGCGATAACAGTGTGCTTTGTCCGCGATACGGTAACTACGTTTCTCAATTTGAAGTTCATCAATCTGCCGGGCGTGCGGATCACATGCATGTGGTAGGTATGATGATTCCCTATCTAAAGAAGAAAGGAGCAAAAGCATTTATTGATACTATTGGAGAGGGAGCAGGTGTCTATTCTCGTTTGTTAGAAGAAAAATTTACAAACGCTTTTTCATGCAAATATTCGGAAGGGGCAGATGGCTTACACGATATTACTGGCGAATATGAATTTGCAAATATGAGAGCATACCTATATTGGGCTTTACGTGACTGGCTTAATCCTAAAAATGGTTTTGGTGCCGCTCTCCCACCCTGCGATCAGTTAATGGAGGAGGCTACCGAAACCAAGTGGAAGTTCCTTAGTAATGGAAAGATTATCATTGAGCCTAAAGAAGATATCAAAAAACGTATTAAACGTTCTCCTGACTATATGGATGCATTAGCGAATACGTTTTATCCTAGAGATTATAGCTTTATTAGTGATGAAGAGTTGCTTAAAGACTTTTTGTAGTTGTGTTTTTTTAGTACCTTTGTAACCGAAAACACTCCTTGTTTGTGTTTTCATTGCTCTTATGTGCGCTGGCTTGTGAAAGTCGGCGCATTTCTATTGTACGGTGAGCTGTTTTCTTATTGTGCACCTACCTTAGAGGCGTGCAGAGAAAGACGGAACAAATGGCTGCAAAGTCATTGATACAAGTTATGGTAAGTGATTTGGAAGAGAGAGTATCGCATACCCTCTCTTTGTTTCTGGTATTATTTTCCAACAAGTAATAGTAACAGCCAAAAAATACCTAATACTATGGCAATAAATTCGTATGGATCTTCTCTTAAATAATTAAGAAAAAATTTAATTTCTTGTATTATTTTTTGCATATATATTATTTTACAAAGCTATTTCGTGTTCAAGTTCTTTAGATATGGCTTTATTGATAAACTCATTAATTGTTGTTCCAGTGCTGGAAGCAAAAGCGGCTACACGGGAATGTAAGTCTGGTGACATACGTAGATTTAACTTCCCACTATAAGGCTTTTCAGGCTGTATATTTCTTTCTTTACAGTTTTCAAGATAAAAGTCTATAGATTCCTCAAAGTCTTTACGGACCTCATCTACAGACTTTCCTTCATAAAGGATTGACGCTTTTCTCATCCCTTGCACTTTGCCAAACAGACAATTGTCTTCCGGACTGTATTCTACAGAACCGGAATATCCTTTGTATTTTAAAAGTCCCATACTACTTTGTTTTAGATTGTTTATATTTCTCAATCAAATTGTTTTTCTTTATATGCTCAATTATTCCTTTTATCACGTATGATTTCAAAATGCTTCCGGGATGTGGCTTATGTAAAATGAAAGGAGCTTCTTCGTCTGGTCCTATAAACTCAACACGGGAACCTGATGTAGCACCTTTGTTGCTTTCCTTGTATCCAAAAATCCCGAATAAGCGTTTTGCTTCATCATAGGTAAAATCCTTTGGGCATGACAAAATACGTTCTATTAGTTTTTCCTTTGTACCCATAATCGTTTGTTTATGCAAAGGTACTAAAAATAGTACCAAATACAAACAGATAATATAAAATATTGTATTTAAGGTAAGTTTTTCTGTTGAATGTGACATTTTTACAGCCACTTTTATTATATTTGCATCATAGCATTTGATGCTAACGTGCTCCTTCACGTTACCGGGTAGTACGTATTGTGCTATCCGGTTCCTTTTTGGAGCAGTATCATGTGTAACTAATCACCGTATGAAGGAGTACGGAACTACATTATGAACACAATTAAAATTTTTGAGAATGAGCAATTCGGAAAGGTAAGAATTGCGATGGGTGAAAATAACGAACCTTTCTTTTGCTTGGCAGATGTATGCCAGATTTTGGATTTGATTCCCAGTAAGGTAGCGCAAAGATTAGATAAGGATGTACTTTCAAAGTATCCCCTTGAAACAGCCGGTGGAATCCAACAGGCAAATTTTGTTGATGAGGATGGTTTGTATGATACAATATTGGATAGTCGTAAGCCTGAAGCTAAAAAGTTCCGCAAATGGGTAACAAGCGAAGTGTTGCCATGTATCCGTAAGACAGGTGGCTACATCGCTACCAAAATGGACGACACTCCAGAAGAAATCATGGCACGTGCGCTTATTGTGGCACAAGAAACACTGAAACGAAAAGAACAGCGTCTTATAGAGGCTGAGCAGAAGATCCAAAAAGATGCTCCTAAAGTCCTTTTTGCCGATGCTGTATGTACCTCTCAACGTTCGTGCCTTATTGCTGAATTGGCAAAAATTCTCCAACAGAACGGAGTGAATATCGGTCAGAACCGTTTGTTCGGTTGGATGCGAGAGAACGGTTATCTTTGCCAAAAAGGTGATTATTATAATCAGCCAACGCAGAAATCTATGAAATTGGGACTTTTTGAGTTGAAGAAAACATCAATTACCAAGCCGGATGGTTCGGTATTGGTAACAACCACTACCAAAGTAACCGGCAAAGGACAAATATATTTCGTGAATAAATTCCTATCTAAATAATCAATATAAAAAAAGGTGTCAAGTGACACTTTACTATATTTATGGACGAAATAACAGCTATATTAGACATTACGCGCCCGGTTGATAATATCATCAACGACTTAAAAGGAAAGTCAGTCTATGTCCCCTCATGGGATAATCTTATTAAAGACTATGAACCAACATTGCATTCGATAGTAAATGATAACATTGGTCGAAAAGATAAGGTAAAATCTGATGGTACGGTAGAAAAAGCTTCCCGTATTTATATCGGTCTTGAAAAACTCCTTACAAAACGGATGACAGAGTTTATGTTTTCCATTCCAGTAAAACGTGTCTATCATAATATTGAGAACAATGAAACTCGCCAACAAATAGCGAAAGCAATTGAGAATATATACAAGTATGCTCGTATAGACAGTGAGAATATTAAACGTGGCAACGCCTATTTTGCGTCATGCGAGGTATTTACCATTTGGTATACGGTTGAAAATCCCAATTCTCTATATGGTTTTCAAAGTAAATTTAAGCTGAAATGCAAGACCTATTCCCCGATGGAGGGCGTCGGGCTGTATCCGTTGTTTGACGAGTTGGGAGATATGGTTGCTATGTCTTTTGAATACAAGAAGAAAGTCAAGGACGAAGAAATTGCTTTTTTTGAAACATATACTTCTAAGATCCATTACAAGTGGAAGCAGCAAGGATCTGGGTGGGAACAAATCAAAGCGGAACCAATAGCTATATTGAAGATCCCCGGTGTTTATGTTCATCGCCCAGTTCCTATTTATCATGGTTTGTCTTATTTGCGTAATGAGATAGAATATACCCTTTCTCGTAATAGTGATGTTATCGCCTACAACAGTGCTCCTATCCTTAAAATTGCAGGGGCTACACAAGGAAAAGAAGATAAGGGGGAAAGCCGTAGGATATTCCGTGTTGAAAATGGAGGTGATGTGTCTTATGTTTCATGGTCTCAGGCTATCGAAGCACTAAAGTACCATGTAAGTACCCTGATTAGTCTATTCTGGTCACAATCACAAATTCCGGATATATCATTCGAGAACATGAAAGCATTAGGAAATATCGGGTTTGATGCTAGACAGACCTTGCTGACTGATGCCCATCTGAAAGTAGGTGATGAAAGTGGTGATTGGATAGAATCGTTTGAGCGTGAATGCAGTGTAATCAAGGCTTTCTTGAAAAGCATGAATACTTCATGGGTTAAAGAGATTGACAATGTAGAAGTTGAGCATGTCATTACTCCGTTTATCCAAATGGACGAGGATGCAATGACTGATAGACTTATAAAACAGAATGGTGGCAAGCCAATCAAGAGCCAGTTGCAAACTATTAGAGAAGCTGGTTCTAATAATGCGGAGGCAACTTTGGATCAGATACATAAAGAAGATGCGATGGATTTACAAGCAAAACAATCAAGAATGAACGGTTTATTTGAAAGTGCGGAATAACATGAAAGTACCAATAGATAATATGACCTTTGCCGAAAGCGAATACCTTAGAGGAAATAAAGTATGGAAAGCCCAGACACTTTATAATTTCGCGAAAGCAAAGGAATACCCTGTACGTGATATGCCATTGTGGAATATAGACCTGACTGTTGAACCGTTTGAGTGCAGCCAGCTTCATAGTTTTATCTTTCAATGCAAACGTGTTCGTGATTGTTCTTTAGACTACCCTATTATACTGGATGAAGTAGGACAAATAGCAGATGGATACCATAGATTATGCAAAGCTATTTTAGAAGGTAGAAAAACGATTAAGGCTATCAGGCTGCTGGAAATGCCGGCACCTGATAGAATTGAGGAGGGATAAATATGAAAAGACATTCAAAGATAATTACGGTAGAATATGTAGTATAAGATTGTCCTATCTGTGGCAAAATTATAGTGAAGCATTATTTATATCCGATGGTTGATAAAAGAAAGAACAAATTTGTATATGGCAAAAAAAGTAATAACACAATCTAAGTATCATTGTCGGGATTGCGTGCATAGCTATGACCGGCACGAGAAGAACTTGAAAGGTGAGTTCTTCATGTGCCGTTGTCCGTTTTTCACTTCCAGCCGCTTTCTTAACCGTGACGTATGTGACAAGTTCAATAAGAAATGAGCCAATCTTAAAAACAGAACAATCTTTTTTGTCTTACCACCGTGATTTTTCTGCCTACTCTAATAAATAGATTAAAAACAAACCAATATGTCAAAACCTAAGATTCCGAATCAAAAGAAGAAATATCAAGAGCTTAACACAAGGCTGAATAAATATGTAGCTTTAGTGGAGCATATATATGATGTTCTGAATTTGGAAGCTGCTAAAGCTGTATTACGCACTGATTATTCATCTAATAGTGAAAATCCTTTTAAATGGTCTGATTACCCACAGACTAAAAAACAGATAGAGGATATACAGGCTCAATTTGTTAATTATATTCATACGATTATCTATCGAGGTATTAGTGAAGAATGGAAAAATAGTAATGAAGTGCAAGACTTGATGGCAAATAAAGTTCTAAAGGCTTATAATGCCCAAGTTGATGGGGAAAAATACAAAGTCTTATATCAAGTAAACTCTGATGCTTTGAAAGCGTTCCAAAACCGCAAGGATAAAGGCTTTAATGTCTCTGCCAAACTTTGGCAACAATCCACCATTTATAAACAAGAACTTGAAGCAGCTATATCTTGCGCTATTCAGAAAGGAACAAGTGCTATTACTTTGAGTAAACAAATCTCTAAATATCTGCTTGATTTTCCATCACTGCAAAAAGATTATAAAGACAAGTATGGTAGTGCAGAACATTTAAAGGATTGCGAATACCGTTCTATCCGACTGGCTCGATCTGAAATTAACATGGCTTACCGGACTGCTGAAAATGAGCGTTGGAAACAAATGGATTTCGTTGTGGGGTACGAAATAAAGCTAAGCTCTTCACATCATCACCGTATGCCACATGGGGATATATGCGATAGGTTAGCAGGTAAATATCCTAAAGATTTCGTTTGGACTGGCTGGCATCCGAATGATTTATGCTATAAAATACCTATCCTTAAAACAGAAGAAGAGTTTTGGGAATGGGATGGTAGAAGTGAATCTACGACTGAAAGTGTGAATGAAGTCAAGGATGTACCGAATGCATTTAAACAGTGGATTGGCACAAATTCCCAACGCATAGCAGATGCAAAGAGAAATGGAACTTTGCCATATTTTTTAAAGGATAACCCGTCATATCTTAAATAATAACTGCTTATATACAGATACATTCAGTTTCATAACACGGAGTACAAGATTATTTTCGTACTATGTGTCTTATTATAATAGTTTAACAATTAAAGTGAAGTAAAAAGAATCACTTTTCGTATATTTGCATAAAGCATGTGAAGTTACATGCAACCGAACTTGTCGTGAATACATTCATTGCTCTTAATGTATGATTAAGAAGGTTGACGGTCTGCTTGCATGTAATGTTTTGCAGGCCGTTTTTATTAATTAAAACATTGTACAATGGATAGAAAACAACAGGTTTTGTTGAAATTGAAACCGAAAGTGAAGGCGTTCGGGTTCAATAAAAAAGAGGTGATGGGTATCGCTGCTAGAATTGCCGATAACCTAACCTCCACAGATGATGCCTCCGATGAGGACGTAAACGCAGAAATTGAAGCAGCTATTGATGCGGTTCTCCCCTACCTGCAAGTCAGCCAGTCTTTTGCAAATCGAGTAATCGAAGAAAACCGCAAAAAGAATGGCGATGACGAAACCGATGACGGCGATGATACATCATCGAACACTTCAAACAATCGTCAGACGGGTTCAAACAAAAATGATCCTCAGCAGAATAAAAGTAATGATGATGCTCCAGCATGGGCAAAGGGATTGCTTGACAAGGTTGATACACTTACCAATGAAATTTCGGTATTGAAAGGTGAAAAAGTCACTACATCAAGAAAATCCAAGCTCAACGAGTTGCTCAAAGATTCGGGTTCTTTCGGCAGTCGCATCCTGAAAAGTTTCGACCGCATGAAATTTGAAACCGAAGAGGAGTTTGACGAGTTTTATTCGGAAGTTGAGGAAGACCTGAAGAATTACAACCAAGAATGTGCAGATGCAGGTTTGTCTACATTGGCTAATCCGCCTGCCGCAAGTGGTAAAAGTTCGGGAAAACAAGATGAAGTGATTAGTGACGCTGAAATCAAAGCGTTGGCTGACACATTCTAAACATTAACAAAAAACTAAGTATTAAAAATGGGTGCAACAGCAAATTTAGCAAGTGAATTGCAGGTGATTACTTCTGGTCTTGATTCGGTTGTAATCAGACGATACGGTGCTGGTATCATTGGTGGTCGCACGCTTGATGTCAGTGGTTATCCATATGATGTAATTAAGGCTGGTCATGTTATTATCGCATCAGATGATGACGAAACACTATTCAAGCCTATGCCGCTAAAAGCATCGAATTATGATCAATATGATACATTGCCCGGTAGCCATCATTATGTAGGTGTATTGGTAAGAAGCGTTACAAAGGATGCTCCTTTAGCAGCAATCATGTACGATGGTGAAGTGAATGATAAAGCAAGTCCGTATTCAGTGGATAATATCAAAACTGCAATGAAGACGGAGTTGCCTGGATTAGTATTCATGCACGATTAAAAGAGGAGGTAAAAAATGGTACAATCACAATTTGTGGAGTACATCAGAAAAATCTTTCCGAGACTCCAGAATGTAGTAGATACAGTGAACGGCAAGCGGAACGGTGACAACAAACGCACCTATTTGCATAAATCTATGTTGAGAAAGGTTTATTCGGCAGACCAGAAATGGTCTAACGCTGCGGTAAACACTACTTATGTAGCAGCCGACATGGTGTCGATGAACTCGCCACTTCCGATTAAAAGCCGCGATGCCATTGCTCACGCCAATGGTTCTCTGCCGAAAATCGGTATGAAAAAAATCATGTTTGAATCGGATATCAATACCGTTAACATAATGAAAGCGCAAGGTGCGGAATGGACGAACATCGCGAATAAGCTGACTTCCGACCCGATTGCTTGCTCTGTCGGTATTGACGAACAGAATGAAGCGAACTTCCTGACCGGATTGTCTAATGGTATTGTAGCTGTGGAGGATGAAAACAATACCGGTACGGCTTTGCGTATCAATTTCGGCTATCTGCCTGAAAACTGTTTTGGTGTTGAGACGCAAAATGAGCTTACGCTTGATGACATTAAGCGTGTATTGGCTTATGCTGACAATAACGGCGACACAATCATCACTATCTGCATTGCATTGTCCACCTACAACAAGTTGCGTCAGACGCAAGGGGCAAAAGAACTGGTAGCCAATTATCGCGGTCAGACTTTTGACAGTAATACAAATCTCCCTGTTCCGACAGCATCTTTGTTTGACGAAGCATTTGCGGATGATAACAACGGGGTTGCTTTCCTGAAAATTGACCGTTCAATCATCTCAGAGAAGAACGGCAAAAGGAAACCGTACAAGCCGTGGAACCAGAACAAGTTGATTTTCCTTACCACAGAAGAAGTCGGTGCTTTGGTGTGGGGAACGCTTGCGGAAAAGACAAATCCGGTAGAGGGTGTTGTTTATTCAACCGTTGATGAGTACAAACTCATCAGCCGTTACAGAACAACGGAGCCGTTTACCGAAACTACGAGTGGGCAGGCTCTTGTGCTCTCTGTTATTGAGAACGTGGATCAAATCTACTCTCTTGATATTTCGGAAGCTCAGGCGGTAGATACCTCAGCTGAAACTTCTGACAGTACGGATGTGAAAATCACTATTTGGGGAAATACTTACAAGAAGCCGGAGTTTGTCAAGGAATTCAATAAAATAACAGGCAAAAATCTAGCTTCAACTATTGCAGATGACAAGCTGATTGCCGCCGTGAACAGGCTGAATGACTTTGACGAAGCGAAATTGAAATCCGCAGTTGAATCTCATAAATCAGAATAAGCCATGAAGACAATACAGCAAGCTCTCGTAGACGAAATACACTATCCGATTTCTATCGGTTTTGTAGAGAATGTGATGATTAAACGTAATCTCAATGGTGATGATGAGTTTGGTTATGATATAGATCATTCTAACGAATACCAGGGAGCTTTAGCTGATTGTCTTTGGTCTTTGGTCCAGGCTATCAATTTCTCTGAAGCAGACAAGTCCTTCGGGGCTTTATCTGATAAAGATAAAGAACGGATACTTTTACGTGTTAACTCCATTTACAAGACTATTGGTGAACCTTTAGTAGAACTGGAGGCAAAACCAACGGTGTATGTAGGTGACTGTTTGTTGTAGTATGGCTGTTTTGAGTAGAAATCCACATCGTTTGCAATACCTTGTATCTGCTTCAGGATACGAGGATGAAAACGGAGATTACCATTCGGGTGAAGAACATTGGGAAGGTGAAATTCCCTGTGATGCTGTTCCTGCCGGTGAATCGGATGAAAGGGAATTTGAAGATGGCATAATACGTAAATACTCTTATGAGGTTTGTAATATACCAGCAAACTGCCGTGCTTTTACAATAGGAGATAGAGTCAAGATAAGTCTGCTCGGAGGAATAGAAAGAGAATTTGAAGTGAAAGGTTTTCATCGTTACCAGCTTCAGTGCAAAATTTGGGTTTAGGATATGGGTATAAGAATGGCTACCAAACTTGATGAAATTCATAATACACTTATGAGGGAGGCACAACGGGTTGAAAGGCTAACAATACGCGCTTTGTCGTATCTTGGAGAACAATGTGTTATCAGGGTACGTGATAGAGGTGGTGATAAAAGTTGGTATGATCAGTCTGGTAATTTGCGTAGCTCAGTTGGCTATGTAATAGCCCATAATGGCAGTATTATCCAATACTCAGACTTTAATCAGGTGAAGCAGGGTTCACAAGGTGTAAAAGTCGGCAAAGACTTAGCAGAAGAACTGGCTAGAAGATATTCCAATGACTATGCTCTTGTTATTGTTGCCGGAATGAATTATGCTGAATATGTGGAAGCGATGGATAACAAGGATGTGCTTGCGTCAACGGAGCTATGGGCAATAGACCAAGTACCCAAGATGCTTGAAAAATTAAAGATACAGATTGCTAAATGATGAAATCGGACATTGAAATATCAAAATTTGTATATCACAAGATTAAAGGATCAATCCTTGAAAGAAGTGTAACCGGGAAATTGAGTGATAGGGGTAGACCAGATAAATCGGACAAGGAGGATATTGTCATATCTGTACTTGCCAATGAGGGATGCGGTCAGATCCAGCGAGCTTATGTGAATGTCAATGTTTATGTTAGGGACCAATGGAATTCTAGAACAAAAGCATGGGAAAAGCATACACTCCGTATAGGGGAATTGTGTGACTTGTGTAAGTTTCTCTTTTATATACGTAAAGAAGAGTTTCATACAGTTCCTAAAGAATGTAGTCAAAAAGTCATGTCTACCGGTGTTTCTTTTGAGGATGGACACACGGAACATTTCATCAACAACAAGCTGTATATTGAGATAAATAACGAATAAGTATTAACTATATTAAGCAATATAGAACTATGGCAGTAATCGGATGGGGTAAGCCCCGTATTTTTATTAAAGACCTTGATGCAGTATCACCTGCATGGGAAGAATTGCCTACTCCGGTAGAGGATTCCACACAGTTGACAACGACAAAAGGTGACAAGAAAGAAGCAAAGATTGAAGGAGGAGAGAACGAGGATGTAAAGTATGGAAAAAACACCTATGCTCTTACTTTCAATATTCGTGCTGCAAAAGGGCGTAAGCGTCCTATAAGTGATAGTGATGGAGTGGTAGCACATAATTATGCTGTTGCTTTACAGCCTGAAGATCCTGATGTTCAGGGATTCTGTATGGAAAAAACTACCGTTTCTGTTGAGGATTCATTTACAGCGGCAGATGGTGGTATTTGGGCGTATACCTTTGATGCTTTGAAGCCGGGTTCGGACAAAAAACAGATTCAATGGGGTAAGATTATAACAACGCCTACTTCTGGTAAGCCGACTAAGGTTGAATGTGACCCAGAAGATGAATCTGGAGATGGAGATAAATTTGAAGTTGCTCCTAATCCTAGTGTAGGTGGATAGTTTTTCAGGATGATAGCCTGCCGTGGGGGCTTTATACCCACGTGTATTGCGGAAATGGTGTAATGGATGCACGTATGTCTACCAGGCATTAGGTTACAGTTCGAATCTGTGTTTCCGTTCGATTTTGAAAATTTGGTTTGTTATTCATATGTCTTTTCATGCCGGTTGTCTGTGAAGATATCCGGCATTAATTAAAAAAACAAGAACCGTTATGTTAGAAGATGGGAAACTTATAGACATGGACATTGCGGATACTATAATTGAACGTCCACATGGTTTTAAAGTAAATCAACGTCAGTTTTATCTATATCCGGTTACTCTTGGAAAAACATACCTAATATCAAGGCTTGTGGAGTGTCTTGGCATAAATCTGGAAATTATCAAGGCTAATCCGTATATGGAAGCGTTGAGAATATGTCAGGAAAAAAAAGAAAGCGTGTGCCGTATTTTGTCCTATCATACCATCAATAAGAAAGAAGAATTGTTTGATTATGATTTTGTACAAGAAAGATGTAATTTCTTCTATAAAGAAATAGATAATGACAGTATGGCACAACTATTGGTTATGGTATTGTCAGAAGGAGACATATCAGCATATATAAAACACCTTGGAATAGATAAGGAAAAAGAATGGCAAGCAAAAGCCATGAGAGCCAAGAAGGATAATAATTCTCTTACATTTGGCGGCAAAAGCATATATGGCACATTGATAGATACAGCTTGTCAACGGTACGGATGGACTTTTGAATATGTTGTTTGGGGTATTAGCTATGCCAATTTACAATTGCTCCTTGCCGATTCCGTAACGTCCATATATTTGTCTGACGAGGAACGTAAGCGAGTTAACATACCTCAAGACCGTGATATCATCAATGCCGATGACCCTGCAAATATGGCAAAAATCAAAGCCATGAAATGGGATTAAATACGACAAATAGAACAGTGCGATAAATAAAAGGCAAAAAAATCACGAGGGTTATACAAAAACTCTCGCGATTTATCGGTGAAATAGGATAATCAGAAAATGACTATTCTACTATTACTACGGTATTGTTTGCTACTGATGCATCAAACTCATAACCGATTTTCATCTCAGCCTTGGAACCACAAGGCAGAGGGATACAGGTGCAGCAGAATATTACAACAGATAAAGGAGTCCTGTTTTTTCCTGTTATATATACTTCAGATGATGAGAAGTTCACATTATCACCAGATGGCAAAGTTAAATAGCGCATCCTGATTCCTAATCTTCCCTTGGTTCCAAACCATGCAGATCTTTTCGCCTCATACACTACCCCCTTGGCTATAGTTCCGGCCGGTATGGCTACAACCTTGTCTATGATAACATCTCTGGAAACTTTAAAATCAATATTCTGCCCCTCATGTGCTTTGGAGGCTCTGACATTACTTATGGATTCCAAAGGAACAATTGTACCAGCTTTAATGATAACTTCTTTTTTTTCTTGAGCAAAAGCTGTTATTGAATAAAGAAATACGGTCAGTAAAAATAAAACTTTCTTCTTCATAATGTAAATACTAATGTTAATTTTAATGTTCACAACTTTTTATTGCCATTTTAAGTGCTTCTTCAAGTCTGTCTGCATATTTAAATATATCATCCATGTTGTCAATCTGAATCCATTCACAACTCTTATATTGGTCTACCGGTATTCCTATTTGCTTTTTTCTTGCTCCGATAGAAACACGGCATATCCAGAACCATTGGCTGTTATCGATATTTACAACGAAGTAACTTTTATAGTCTTTATAGGTTATGCGTGACACATCCACGCTTTTTCTTAAAATGCTTCTTACGATGTTGTAGGCATCTAATTCCTCTTGTGTTGTTACGACACCGGATTCTTTATCCATGTATACAACTCCGTCCGGGAGTTTCTTTTCTGTATCTTCTGTGGAAGTATTTATGGATGTATTGTCTATCGTTTGGAGTGAGTCAGATGTTTGCTCGCTGTTTTTTATAGCTGTATTTAGTCTATCTGAAATAATATCATTAATAACAGATGTGATGGATTTCTTTACGAGTGGTGTAAACATATCTATCACCTTCGATGTGATTTGACCTGAAGTATAGGCTTGACGTGCGAAGAATCGAACAAATTCTGCTGTAGGTGATGCAAATTCGTTATTCAATATTGATTTTATTTCTGTCGTGTATTTCAATTCGTTTGCCGTACTTAGAACATCCTCTTCATTGTAATATGACTTATGGAATTTCTTTAGTTGCTCTATATCCGCATCTGATAAGTCAAGCATGTTCACGATAAGAAAAGGTTTCTCATCCATAATATTGATTTTCTCCAAGTCGGTGTAAAATCTATATTCTATCCCATTGGTAAGCACGCCAAAACGGGCTTTTGACGCTACAAAATATTTTTGTAGTTGGGTGTCATGCAGGTTTAGGTCTTGCTTGCAGTGTTTGCATTCTATAAGAAGTATAGGATTTTCATCCTTCATTATGGCATAATCGATTTTTTCTCCTTTTTTCTTTATTAAGTCACAATCCATTTCAGGCACGACCTCAAAAGGGTTAAAAACATCGTATCCTAAGGCTGCAATCATTGGCATTATAAATGCGTTTTTTGTAGCTTCTTCTGTAGCTATCTTGTCTTTTTGTTTTTTTATATTATCAGATAGCCGTACAACTTGATCCTTAAAATCCATTGCTCTGCTTTTTACGTTGTAATATTTTACAAATATATATTTATATAATAATATAAACAAAATTAAAGATGGGAAAATAAACCGTTGAATATATTTTGTGTGTTTTGTGACTCTAACTATGTCATTTATTGTTATATTTGCAATGCCGTGTGATGTTGCACGGAACTATTTCTATCGAAAAGACCTATGGCTGGAATACATTTTGACATTACAGGTGATAATTCTAATTTCTTACGTAGACTTCGTGAAGTAGAGAATGGTGTAAAAAACACGTCCAAGCAAATAGAGCAAAGCGGTTTAGGTATTGAAGAACTGTTTAACCGTATGACTAGAGCTGCCGCAGCATTCGGAGCTGGTTTTACTGCAAAAGAATTAATTTCAAATATTGCACAAGTCCGAGGAGAATTCCAACAATTGGAAGTTGCATTTAAGACAATGCTTGGCAGTGAGGATAAGGCTAATGCCCTCATGCAGCAATTGGTAAAAACGGCTGCTACCACTCCTTTTGACCTTCAAGGCGTAGCAAATGGAGCTAAACAACTTCTTGCTTATGGAGAAAATGTTGAAAACGTAAATGACGACTTGATACGTCTTGGAAACATAGCCGCCGGCCTTTCTCAGCCACTTGGTGATATTGTGTATTTGTATGGTACTACCATGACGCAAGGACGGTTATATACCGCAGATTTAAATCAGTTTACAGGTCGTGGTATTCCTATGATTCGCGAATTGGCAAAAGTATTCGGAGTAGCAGAAGGAGAAGTAAAAAGTTTAGTTGAAGCAGGGAAAGTGGGATTCCCGGAAGTCCAGAAAGTCATCCAAAACCTTACAAATGAGGGAGGAATGTTCTACAACCTTATGCAAGAACAGTCCAAGACAATCACTGGGCAAATTTCTAATATAGAGGATGCTGTTTCCACCATGTTCAATGAGATAGGGAAAGCCAATGAAGGAATTATAAACGAAGCTCTGTCCGGTGTTTCTTATTTGGTTGAGAATTATGAGAAAGTGGGAAAAGTTCTTGTTGGTCTTGTAGCAACTTATGGCGTATATAAAGTGGCTGTGATGACAGTCACGGCTTTGCAAGCTTTACAAGCTTCAGGTATTGCCGCTCTAACTATTGCCGAACGTGCCCACTACGGATGGCTGGTTTTGCAAACAACGGCACAAAAAGCTTTGAACGCTGTTATGTTTACTAATCCGTATGTGTTATTGGCAACTGCTGTTGTAGGGCTTGGAGCTGCAATGTGGTCGTTATCCGATAATACAACGTCAGCAGAACGTGCTTTAGATTCATATAACAAGAAAATAGAAAAACTCAACACGGACGAGGAAGATCGGAAACGTACTTTGGAAGGTCTTGTTAGCACCATTAATAGCGAGGTGGAAGCCGATGTTACTAAACTCAAAGCTTTAAAAGATATTGAGGAACTATACCCAGCACTCTTTAGGAAATATGTTGATGAGAAAGGTCATATACAGGATTTGATTGGTTTTTGGAAGGCATATAATGAAGAAGTTGTAAAATCCAGAACACAGTCAAAACAGGCTATAGTCGAGTCCTTGGAACAACAGATAAAAAGTGCGGAATGGGCTTATAATTTAGCTAAGAAGGAGAACAACCGTTCCGAAATGAAGGTTCAGGCACAGCGTATCGAAGACCTGAAGAATGAATTGGCAAACGCAAGAAAGGATGTCTTGTCGGAAATCAATGTCCAATTGGAAGTTGAGAACAGACAGGAAACAAAAGAAACTACATATCAGGAAGATTTGGCAAATGCTAAAGCCGAATGGGAAAAAGCGAAAAAAGGGTATGAGTCATTAATCAAAGATCAGACGGCTACATCGAAACAGGTGAAAGAAGCCAAAGATAAGATGGAGGCATCCGAAAAGGCATACAAGGATCTGGGCGGAGTAACTGGGAGCGAATTAACCAGACAGGAAAATCTAGCAAAAAAGCAAAAGGAAAACCAAGAAAAGCTGGATGGGCAACTTCTTTCACTTCGCCGTCAGAATCAGCAAGATGAAATCAACCTGATGAAAGAAGGCACGGAAAAGAAGTTGGAACAGATTGACTTTGATTATCAAAAACAGCTTGATGCGATAAGAAAACAGGAGGAAGAATGGAGCAAAGCCGGTAATGGCAAGTTGACCGACAAGCAGGTACGGGAAATCTCGGAAGCTTATGCCAATGCCGAAAGCATGAGGGATAAAGATATTACTAATGTAACCAAGGAGCAACTTAAAGCCGAACAACAGGCTTTGAACGATTACTTGAAAGAATATGGCACGTTTCAGCAACAGAAATTGGCTATCGCCCAAGAGTATTCGGAAAAAATAAGGAAAGCGCAGGAAGAAAGCGGTGCTAATAGTGCACAAGTAAAGTTGCTGGAGAAACAACGTGATGTTGCCATACAGAACAAGGAAACGGAAGCCATAAAAGCCAATATAGATTGGGTTACTGTGTTCGGTGAGTTTGGTTCCATGTTTTCCGACATGGTAAAGCCTGCCTTGGACGAAGCAAAAAAATATGTACGGACTGACAAGTTCAAGAACTCCGATCAGGCAAGCCAGAAATCATTGATTGACGCCATCAGCCAGATGGAAAAGTCTTTGGGTGGTACAAGTGGAGTCAACTTCAAGAAACTTGGAGAGGATGTAAAAGCCTATCATACAGCCGAACAAAACCGTATCAATGCCATAGAGATTGAAACAGCCGCTTTGGAAAAACTAAAGAAATCACAGGATGATTACGCCAAAGCACAGAAGAGTGGAACAGAAGAAGAAAAGCAGGTTACAGCGAATGCCCTTGATATAGCACGACAGAATGCTGACATTGCATCCGCCAATGTAAAGACACAGACGGATATCGCCAATCAGGCCCAGCGTAATGTGACTGATACCGCCACCAGACTGAAAGCAAGCATGGAAAATTTGTTGGGAGGCTTGCAGCAGATTTCATCCGGAGGGTTGTATAACGCATATAGTGGAATTATCAAAACCGTGAACGGATTCAAGGACGTCATAGGTAAGACATCGGAATCGCTTCAAGAAGTTCCCATTGTCGGATGGATTTTGTCTATTATTGACGTACTCAAAGACGGATTGAGTGATCTTGTCGGTGGTCTGCTTGATGCTGTTCTAAATGCGGTCAGTGGGATTATCAGTGATGTTTTGTCTGGAGACTTGTTTGTTACAATTGGGAATTCATTGAAAAATGGAATAGGTAATATCCTTAATGCGATTTCTTTCGGTGGTTTTAATTCTTTGTTTGGTATTGGCGGTAATAAAAAAGAGGTCGAGGAAGCTATCAACAGATTGACAGACCGTAACGAAACGTTACAAACTGCCATTGAAGACTTGACTGACGAAATGAAGGCAAGCAAGGGAACGCAGTCTGTTGCCGCATACCGGGATGCTTATAAGTATCAAAAAGAAACTATTGATAATTATAAGCGTATAGCGCAGGAACAAGCACGTTATTCTGGTTCTCATCATAGTTGGAATTATTATTGGGGCGGTTTTTCTCAGGAACAGATAGACCGTCTGAGTGGAAAGATTGGTCGTGATTGGAATGGTGATATCTGGAATCTTACCCCAGAAGAAATGAAAATGCTCCGTGAGACAGTAGATATGTGGGAAACCATTCAGAATACCGGCAAAGGTGGATACGGTGATCGTCTGACTGATAAGTTGAATGACTATATTGATCAAGCTGGTACGTTGGAAGAACTGACGAATGAACTTTACGAGGGTCTGACTGGAATGTCATTTGATTCTATGTATGATAGTTTTGTAGACAATCTTATGGATATGAAATACGATGCGAAGGCAGCATCGGAAGATATATCAGAATACTTTATGCGTGCCATGCTTTCCAATAAGATTGGTGAGTTATACAGTGAAAAGTTGGAGGAATGGTGGGAAAAGTTTGGTGCCAGCATGGAGGATAACGAGCTGACCGAAGAGGAAAGGAAAGCCTTGCAAGATGAATATATGAAGTATGTGGATGAAGCCATGAAACTGCGTGATGAGCTTGCTGCCGCAACCGGATATGACAAGATTTCACAGGAAGCAGCTTCCCAGTCTGCAAGCAGCAAAGGTTTCCAAACCATGTCTCAAGATACCGGAGAGGAATTGAATGGACGTTTTACTGCCTTGCAGGTTTCAAATGAGGAAATAAAGAGCCAGATGATAAATGTTGTTGTCGGCATAGGATCTTTGGTTTCTATTTCAACGGAGGGCAATGCTACGTTGGGTAACATCTTGAATCAGCATGTGATTACTAACGGTTATTTGGAAGATATCGTAAAATACACAAAGCCTATCCTTGAATTAGGATCGAAATTAGATAAGATAGTAGATAATACTAAAAATATGTAAC